GCAGAGTAACCCATTTGTACTGCTTCCCAATCAGAGCGGAAGTCTTTTTTACAGAACTCTAAGTTTACTTGGAACTCTTCAGGTTGAAGGATTCTCTCAGTTAGAGTTACAGTTGCAGTATCAGCAAAGTCGCAAGTAGAGTCTTTGATTACGTTAGCATCAGTAGCAACTTTTTTGATAACTTCTTTAAATGCAATATTTGGTTTTACCTCGATTGCACCATTTTCGATAGTTTTACAACTTAGAAGTGCAGCAGCGATATACTTCCCTGCAAATTCACCTGCGTAAGTAGTAGTGATTGATGTAGTTGTAGCCATTTTTTATTTGATTTATTTAAAGTTTGCAATTTTAGAAAGTACTCTATCTCGTGTAGAGCCTTCTCTTTTGTTCGAATAACTGAACATTTCTTTTTGAGCCTTAGCTTCTGGATTGTGCTTTAGAGGAGCAGAAGCAGGAGTAGCAGATAACTCTTCTTTAACTTGAGCTTCCATTTCTTCTTTTTCTTTCTTCTCGTCCACAATTACTCGAATCTCGTCAATCATTGACTTAACTTCTTCGAGTGCAGCTTTGAACTCTTCTTTTTTAACATACCCCATTTCTTCCTCTACTACCTCAGCAACAGGAGACTCTTCAACTACTTCTTCAGCAGCTTCAACTTCTACCTCTTCCACAGGAGCTTCAGATTCTTGGGCTTTGATCTCTTTAATGATACCCTCTTCTTCAACTACAAGGATTCGACCATCTTCCATAGCATACTCACCGACAGGTAGAGCGATCTTATCCTCTTCCGTAACGATGAATACCTCTTGTTCTGGTGCGAACTCTTCAGCCTCAAGAACAGTACCATTCTCTAAGGTCATCTGAGCTAATTCTACTTTAGATAGCTCGATTCCTAACAAGTTTTGGATTTCTTTAAGCATTTCGGTTGGTTTCATATTTATATAACGATTAGTGATTATTTTTTTGCATTTTCATTATTCAGTACCTCGTGTCTTACCGATTCCTTGCGCTCTTAGTGAGCCATCGCAGCACTTTCTTGAGTAGGTATTCTTATCCCAACATAAGCACCCTCTCTTACTTGCTTTAGGGCTTGAATAACTCGGTGTCTTAAAATCCTTATCCATAGTTCTGTATTTTAGAGATGAAGAAAATAATATCCCATACTTGAGCAGTACCTCCCGTAGCCGTAATCTTCCATTGAGACCCATTACTTACAAAATCAGAAGTTGCGTAGTATTGGAATACTTGATGAAACTCGTGTGCTACATCATTACCTTTTGGGAAGGGTATATCTACTCCTACTCTCTCATAAGGTGTTCCGTTTACAGAATCTAATTGAAGTCTAAGAAATGTCTGGTTAGCATTAGGTGCTTGACATTTAAAAACGATAGTAGCCATATATAAATCGTTCTCATTTTCTGCTAATACCTTTTGAGTAGTAGAGTTGTAATAGTCAATACCCGTGTAGCTTCTATATACACTCGCTCCATTATTAGGTAATACTACTTGTGTGTCTTGTGCAAGAGAAAGTTTACTCGCTGAAGTATATTGCCCATCATCGTATCTTGTCCATCCAAGACCCGAACCTGCTCCAGATTGCGGATATAACTTTACCCACTCTCCATTATAAACAGTCCATACTCCTGCTGAGGTAGTTACATAAGCACCCTCTTCGATATTGTATTGTAATCTTACTTCTTCAGAATCTACGTCTGCTTGTACTTTGTACGATGTGTTATATACGTTTGCCATTATCTACCTTGTCCTCTATATGGTTTTCTATAATTCTTAGAACTCTTTAGTTTACTTGTTCTACTCTTAGCTTGTACACCGAATTTCTTAGGTTTAGCTATTTTAATATGAGCCGTCTGTTTAGCCATTACTTAATAGGTACGCAGTTAGGTACTAATCTTCCATCTTTAGTTTTCATTCCGATTATCTCATAACCTGCTTGACAAGGCTTCTTAAGGTCTAATTCACCTAAGTCTTTTAGCTTTGCCTCTGACCATCTCTTAGCTGCCTTGCCACCCCATAGTAAATAAGAGATATATCCGCAGCTCTCAGTATCTCCTTGATCGTAATAAACCTCAGCTCTTGATAAGTACGAATACATACGCTTGATAGTTTCTACCGATATAGGCTCTCCTTTTGCAAGTTGTTGCGCTCTTACCTTACCTACTTGAGTAGCACACTTGTTACTTACTTTCTCGTTTAGTTCAATACCTCTCTTAGCATTGTTCTTAACTGCATCTGGATAATCAGAGTAAGATTCCATCTCTACTTTCTTACCACCCTTTACTCTTTTATCACCTTTGATAATAGCTCTTACTTTAGCAAGTAGTGTATCTGCTTCTTCTTCTTCGATTTTACTTAGTTCTTCTTCTATCGACTCTTGCGGTCTTGGCATCTTATCAGCAAAATAACCCTCGATTGAGAATCCTTTTACCTTACCTGTTTTAACGTAGTTTTCCCATACCTCTTCGTTGTTTACTTTTACCGCACCCATCCAAGTACCTACGGGAACATTCATATTATACAGTCGGCTCTTATCCTTTTCATCATCTTCTACAATCCAAGACTCGACAAGGGATAAACCATTTAAAGGTAATTCGTGTTCAAGTGTTGAATTATTCTGATTGCCTTTCATTAAGAATAACTCCGCAGTCTTACGGATAGTATCTTTAGAGAAATACACATAGTACTCCTCTTCTCCACTTCTTCTGTAAATAGGTTTGTTAGGTACAAGTAATGCACCCATAAGGATACGCTTCTCACTATTTACCTCAGCAAACTTTATTTCTTGATTAGCTAAGGCTACAAAGTCCTCCTCTATTGCAGGATTCTCTACTACCGAAATAGCCTCAACTCCTGCTATCTCGTTTGCCTCATCTAAAATAAGTTCGATAATCTTCATATCTATATAACGTCTTTATTGATTTGTTTTGTATTTAAATACTCGCCTCTTTGATTGTGTTACGCTCTAATGATTGAGCTGAGGTTACATCTCCTGCTACCACATAAGCTCTTACAGGCTCTTTTGTCTGTCCGCTTATAGTTTGTGCTAACTGATTGATACTTGATGCTCCTACGGTGTTTATTTGAGGAGGTGCAGAAGCAATAGCACCACCGCCACCTCCACCACCGAAGCCTCCACTTGCAATTACAGGGATAGGTGTTTGCTGCATAGCTCTAACCGCTTGGAATCCCGAAGCAAGTACCGTAGCAGTTGATGCGATCTTCTGGATAGTACCAAAAGGTTCTGGAAGTGTAGTCTTATTAGAAAGCACCTCAGTAACCCCTTGATAGGTGTTTATAATCGCTTGTGCAATACCTGCTGCTTTACCTACCTTACTATTCTGACCTAAAATACCCGCAATAGCACCAAATGTCTGTTGAGCGATATTTATCTTTTGATCTCTAAGAGTCTCCTCAATTTCTTTTTTCTTTTTAGCAGCTTCAAACTCAAGATTTATTTCTTCTTCAAGTTCTAATTTTCTAATATCAATATAATCAAATTCAGGGTCTGCTTGTTCTGCTTGTTGCTTACCAAATAATCGACCCTCCGCATAAGCAATAGCCTCATCTGCTCCTCTATCAAATTCTGAAAGTATCTGCTCGTTTGCTTTTCTTTCATCTTCTACTCTTTGCAGTTCTTCTAACTCAGCAATTTTAGCCTGTCTTGCTTTCTCTGTTTCTTGTACATCTTTCTGAGCAAGTAATATGCTTAATTGCGTACGAGCATCAAAATACTCTTGTGTTCCTTTCTGTAATACTGCGGTTCTTCTTCTTTGATTCTCTATCTCTAAATCAATAGTATTTTCTCCATAAGCCTTTAATACCGCTATCGCTCTCTCTGTTTGTTTGACTTGTTCATCTACTGAATTTTTAACTACGGATTGAATCATCCTATTGTTAAAGTTCATAAAATTACCAAGAGATAAAAATGCGTTTTTAGCTACCTCAATAGCAGGAACTACCTCATTTGTAACCTTAGAAACATAACTTGAAAAAGCTATTGTTAATGCGCCAATAGAAGCACCCACAAGAGCAAAAGGATTCGCTAAGAATGCAAGATTAGCTTTTATCTGGGCAGCAGTAACATTTACAATTCTACCTCTAAATGTCTTATATACCTCAGCAACATCTCTTACTTTTGTTGCAAGTCCACCTGTCGCAGCATCTAATAAACTAATAGCAGCCCCCGACTCACCTACTTCTTCTCCAAGTCCCTTAGTTTCTTCTGTCGCTTGTTCCGCAGCTTTATCTACTCTCTCAAGGGCATCCTCGACTCTATTAAGTCCTTGTACCGCTTGATCGGATTTTACTACAATCTCTATTTCTTTCTTTACTGCCATTTGTAAGTTTTTTTAGTGTGTTTGAATGCTTCTAAAAATGTCTTAGGTAAATAATACTTACCCTTAGCTATTCTTATGTTCTCTGTTTCTCCTTGAGCGTGTTCTAAAAGCTCTAATATGTTTCTTATCATTATACCTCGTTAAGTAATTCTAATTGACTTGCACCCGTGTTTAGGTTGGTAGTGATTGAGTTTATCTTATAGCTCTTATCGGCTATTCTTAGCGTATCTGCTAATGTGTAATTAATCAAGAAGCTCACAGGTAAGTTTGCACTTACTTTTATTAATCGCCTCTTAGAATTAAACACATCTGCTATATAACTCTGATAGTAATTAGCGAATAGCGATCCATCAAGGTCAGTACCTCCTGTGTACTCATTAATCTCTACTGAGAAATGGCAAGTATCATTATTTGTAGCTGCATTTATATCTACTGAATTTGAAGGGATATAATAAGTAGTAATCCCTGTACCCGATATAGTAACTGTATTACCTGATCTTGAAATAGGATAGAATAAAAGAGGCTTATCAAAATAAGGAGAAGAATCAGCCGTATTGTCTAATGGCTCAGAACTAAACTGACCTATCTGGATTGTAGAGCCTTCAACTCGATAATATTGCATATGTTCAAAAGGAATCTTAACCTCATATTTTTGACCATCAAAATTATCATCACCTCTATACTCTACGCTACCCCATCCAATTTCATTTATTTGCTCATATTGTTTTGCTAAGTAAGTTCCTGTTCCTTCATATCCAAATGTTATCTCCTTATATGGAAGTGCTACATCTACTGAGCTTTGATTAATATCTACATATTCTGTAATATCCCGTATCGTACCCTCTGAATAAAAATCATCTAATGGTATAACTCTTAATTCACCACTTACCTCATAAGCAGTTAGATTGAACATCTTAAACAATCCAGAAAGGAAGTCTATAATCTTCATATCAGGTATTTGATCTAATGGACTAAAAACAAATCCTGTTATCTGCTGACTTGAGCCATTGAAATTGTTACTCTCACCAAGTGCCGAATCAGAACAAAACCAATCACAATCAAAAGAGTCTAATGGAGTTCCTGTGATGTAAACTGTATATCCAAACGAATTAGTTAGATTTAAATTAATAGAATGATTACCTCCACCAGATACTACTTCATTTACTACTGTAAAACCATCTTTTTGTATCTCTACCGTATAATTATCTGTTGTTGAAGTATAAATACTAAGAGTAGATGATATTACTTGTCCTCCCGATAATCCTGACACTTGAATAGAGCCTCCATAAGATTTAACCCTTGTCATTGAACTTATATCAAAAGGGAACGAAGCATAAAGCATTCTTGCTTGTGTATCTTCAAACACATCCCCCTCTTTTCTATGCATCCACATATATAAGTTATAGAACTGAGGATTATCGGTTTGCTTTATAAAAGAGTCATCTGTAAATGTAACAAGACCTTCTTCCTCAATAGCTTTTACTATAAGCCATAATCGTATCGCATATTTAAATTTCGTAAAGTCTGCAGATATATTAGGAGCTGATATAGTGATTAATTGGTCATAAGATATTAATGGGCAAAGAACTGCATCGGTATAAGTAACACTATCAATAGTAGGGCTATATCCCGACTGCATATAACTCCTTACACTACCCGCAGTATAACCTAATCCAAAATTATTTAACCAAGTAAGAGCAGATAGTTTAGCATCTCCTAATTGATCTTTAAGGTTTACCGTGTTACCAAAAAAAGTGATCTTATATGCATAGGGTTTATTGTTACGCATATCCACCCCTTCAAGTTTTATCTTACCATCTGTAAAGGGTAGGTGATTGATTTCTAATCTTGCTGATACTTTCTTTCTTGCATCGAAGCCGTTGTTTATATCGAAATTATAGTAGTGCTTAAATATCTTGTTATTCGTTTTAGAAGCAGGTATAGTAAAAGA